AAAATTAGAAGAAGCCAAATCATTAATAGATGATTTATTATTAGAGAATGATGAAATAAACGAAAAATTAAATACAGCAAATACAAAAATAACTAATTTAGAAACACAATTGACTAACCTACTACAAAGAGTATCGGCTTTAGAAAGTAATTAATTAAAAGCACAAACATTTAGGTGAAATAAGTTAAGTAAATTTATTATATAATATTATATATAATAAATGTCATTTACTAGATTTAATTACGATGATTGTCGTGTAAAAAAAAAATTACAAGAATCTACTGGACCAGGGAGATATATGTTGAATAAACCAGGATGGGGAGCGAATCCATATGTATTTAGTGATCCTCAGATGCGTATAGGAGAATGGGGAGGTAATGTTCCAAAAAATATGGGGCATCCTATAGATATCGAAACAAAGTTAAGTAATAGAAATGTAAAATTATCAAAATATGGATGCAGCAATAAATACAATCATAATATAACAAAATCATATGTTAATGTTTCTTATCCAGTTTATTCTAAATGCACAACTGAAGAAAGTAGAGTATCACATCCTGCTTTTACATATGTTGAAAAAGAGATAGATAGAAGTCATCCATTATTATTGGATCCACAGGCAAATACGGTTATGGAATTTAAAAACAATTTAAATACTCGTTTGTTAGAACGTGATAATTTTAAACCAAAAATTCCTTGTTTAAATTAAAAATATAATTTGTTATTAATAATAAGAAAATATATTATTGTATATATAATGGCAGAAATAATTCCGATAGCTGCTTTAGGATTAATGTATTTAACATCCAGAAAATCAAATAGAGAAGATTTTAGTGGAATGCCTGCATCATTAGGTAGTAATGGTCAGCAAACTAATATGAGACATACTAATTCTTTAACAAATACTAATGTTCCTGTATCTAATTATCCAGTATCCAATTATAATGGAAAAGAAGACATAAATGCTTATTCAGGATTAAAAAATACAGCAGATAATGTAACTGATAAAATAATTAGCGGTGATGGTAAAGAAGGAGAACAATTTAAATCATTAACAGGCCAAAATGTTAATGTAGCAGAATTACAACATAATAATATGAAACCATTTTTTGGTTCTAATGTAACACAGTCAACATCAGATACTAGAAATGAAAGTATTTTAGATAATTATACAGGAACTGGAAGTCAACAAATTCAAAAAAGAGAATCAGCTCCTTTGTTTCGTCCCAATAAAGATATGGCTTGGACTCATGGTATGCCTTCAACAAGTAGTTTTGTTCAGGAAAGAATGAGAGGTAATGTAACAATGAAAATGAATAATACAAAACCGTGGGAAGAAATTAGAGTTGCTCCTGGATTAAATCAGAAAGGAGGAACAGAAGGACATTTAGGATTTAATTCTGGAATGGCAGCAAGAGAAAGATGGCAAGATAAAACTGTAGATGATTTAAGAGTAAAAACTAATCCAAAATTATCATTTGAAGGACAACTGTTAGGAAAACATGTTGGTGCTCGTGGTCAAAGAGGAGAAATGGGTAAATTAGAAAAAAATAGACCGGATACATTTTATGAAAATAGTTCTGATAGATATTTTACTACAACTGGTTTAGAAAAAAAACCAACCAATAGATCAGAACACGTATTTAGACCAGAAACTAGAACTGATACTACAAGAGAATATTTTGGTGCTAACAAAAGTGCAAATTATACCGGTAAATATCAAGAAGGTGTATATCAAAAAGCGAAAAAACAACAATTATGTGGTCCACAACAAGGAGTTGCTACAAAAAAACACGGATGGAAAGATAGTGATTATGGTAAAAGTAGTTATAATGTTTTGACAAATTCCAGAACTCTAACGGGGGAAACTAAAGAAATGGGAATAGTAGAAAGAGGTATGTGGGCTGTAATAACTCCAGTTTTAGATGTTTTAAGACCAACATTAAAACAAAATGTTGAAATTAATAAACGTCCAGTTGGAAATGCCGGAAATCAGTTAGGTATAGAAAGAGGTCCAGTATGGAATCCTAACGATAAACCTAAAACTACAATTAAAGAACAAACTGAAAATGTAGAATATGTAAGACATGGTGGTAGAAATAATGGAAAAGGATATGCTGTAACTAATTTTGAAGTTTCAGGACAACATAGAGATACAACTAACTGCGAATACATAGGTAATGCTGTTCCAAGTTCATTAAGTTCAAAAGTAATGTCATATGATGGTGCTTATAATGCTCATTTAAATCCAAATAAAGAAGTAGTAAGTAAAGTAAACAGATACAATATAGGAAATGGAAAAATATTTAGTGGAGATCAAAATGTTTCAAATTTAAGAAATAAATCAACAAATCCTGGTTTAATGATACCTAGTTTACCAAAAGGAAGTAGTAGTATAGGTAATTATGGAATGTTATCAGGAAAAAATACAAGAGAAAGAGATATTAATGGAACAAGAAATGAACCTGAACTATTAACAGCTTTTAATAATAATCCATATTCTCAATCATTAAATAGTTATGCTTAAGAATGTATTTTATATTAATTTATAATTATATTATTTAAATGAAAGATATAATAATATAATTTTTTTTTATTTTTATTTTTTTTAAAACTTTTTTACCTTTTTAAAAATAATTTGGGAGAGATAAATTTTAATTCGATGGAAAAAAAACAATGAAAATACAGAAATTCTTGTTTTATTTTTTTAATTAATTAAAAGATATTATTTTTAGACTTAAAGAAATTAATTACCAACCTCTTGTTTTTTTAACATTAATTTTAGGGCCTTTTTTGCCTCTAAATGAATCAGGATCATATGTTTCTTCCTCATCATCACTTCCAAGATTTTTTGACATTTCCCAGAATTCTTTAGCACCTAATCTAAAATCATTATGAGCAGATGCTTTATACCAAAATATCTGTTCTTCTAATTTATTAGATTTAGAATTGTTACATACTACTAAACATTCATAATTTTCAGTGCATTGATCCATTACCTGACAAAATGATTCAAAAGTAGAAAACATACCAGCAAAATTCTCATATATTCTTTTTCTATTATTGATATATGGTTCTCTTAAAATAAATGTATAATCTATATTTGTTCTTAAATTTGGAGGAACTCCTAATGGATATTGCATTGTAATTATCAACATAATCTTCCAATGGCGCCCATTCATAAAAAGTAATCTCATTAATTTGTCTCTAGACCAGGTATTATCATATAAACAATCATCTAATATAACAAATGCTCTACCATCTATATTAGATCTTCCATAAGCATCTTTTTCTTTTTTAATTTGTTTAATTACAATTTTTTGTCTTTTAAGAATATTTTCTATGATAGCTGTATTATATTCATCGTGAATAAATAGTTTAGGAACTAATTTTCCATAAAATCCATTTCCTGCTTCAGTTCCAGATATTACAGTTCCTATTGGAATATCTTGATGATAATATAATAAATCTCTAACTAAAAAACTTTTTCCAGTATCACGTCTTCCAATTAAAACTATAACTGGACCTGATGATTTTTGTGAATCAAACTTTATATTTTTCATATTAAATTTTTTCAATTCTAAATTCATATATATATATGAAAATAAACATTTATATTGATAGATACGCATTAATAAGTTTAAATGATAAAAATTTATTGTTATAATAAATTATCTATCCTGAATGTTTAACATTTATTATAAAAAAAATAAAAATAAAAATTTATTTAGCAATTTAGAAAAACATAGTATTACTAAATTACAAAATTATATACCATTATATCAAAATTTCTTTTCTTTAAACAATAGCAATTATAATAATATTAATTTAAATCATAAATTTCATATTTCAGATGTAAATGATAATATAAAGAAAAATGAATATAATATAAAAGTTAAAGATATTTCAAATAATATCTTAAATAAAAAATCATTCTTTAAATTTTCTCCATTATTAGATCCAATAAAATATATGGTTGGAAAATATGTAGATGTTTCTATTAATGAATTGCCTAATTTTTCAGATTCCAAATGTCATAGAAAATTATTAGATAATAATAATACAGCATATGTCGATAGTTTTTTTTCATATTTATCTTCACAATTATTAAATAATCATTATTTTTTAAATGGTTTAGATTTTTATGGTTCATTTATAGGAATTCAGAAAGAATTTAGTGTAAATATAATAGATGATATAGACTATATATATCCTTCTGATTTTTTTCATACTAATAAAAATATTTTATTTACATTAGAAGATTTTGATATAGATTTATTAGAAGATGATACTAGAAAATATAGAAAAAGACTAAGATTAAATTCTAATGATAGCATCGAAATAAGTTTTAAATGTGATACTTTAGACGAAGATCTTCTTAATAAACCATTTTCATTAACTAAAGAAAATATAAATATTCATAATGCCTTATTAAATAATAATTTAGTTTATGAAAATTTAGAAATAAAATTTGGAGAAAGTAGTAAAAATAGCACAGAAAGCAACTGTTCTTCTAGATCATCTGATACAAACAGTATTGAAGATGAAGACGAAGATGAAGATGAAGATGAAGATGATAATGATGAAGATAAAGACGACGTTTCAATAGTAAGCTGTTCAAATAGTAATATTTCTGATTATTCAAGTGAATTATCTGATAAAGAAGTTATGGCAAATATAAAAGACTTTCCTGTTCAGATAATATGTATGGAATCTTTAAATAATACATTAGATTCATTACTTGAAGATGAAGAAAAAGAATTAAGTAAAAAAGAATGGATATCTTGTTTAGCTCAAATAATACTTACATTAATTACTTATCAAAAGTGTTTCGATTTTACTCATAATGATTTACATACAAATAATATAATGTATCAAGTAACCGATAAAAAATTCCTATATTATAAATACAATAATCAATATTATAAAATTCCTACATATGGAAAATTATATAAAATTATTGATTTTGGAAGAGCCATTTATAAATTTAAAGGAAAGTTAATGTGTAGTGATAGTTTCAAACAATCAGGCGATGCTGCTACACAGTATAATTTTAAACCATATTTCAATCCAAATAAACCACAATTAGAACCTAATAATAGTTTTGATTTATGTAGATTAGCTTGTTCACTATTTGATTACTTTATTCCAGATTTAGATGAATTGGATGAAGTAGTAAAAAAAAATCCTATTGCTAAATTGATAGTAAAATGGTGCTTAGATGATAAAAATAGAAATATTCTATATAAAACTAATGGTGAAGAAAGATATCCAGATTTTAAGTTATATAAAATGATAGCAAGGACAGTAAATAATCATATCCCAAAAAATGAAATTAATAATGAGTTATTTAAAACATTATTAACATCTAGAAAAAAAATAAATAGAAAAACTAAAATTATTAATATAGATTTAATAAATAGTTATATTTAAAAAGATGGATCATTAGTAAAAACTTCCGGCTGAGATTCAATAGATGATAAATTATTGAATTGTGAATAAATAGATAATCCTAAAATAGAACCAATATATACTACTAATGTATCTCTAAATAATAGTTTTAAAGGTTTATTTTCTTTTACTATAAATCTCATTTCTATAAATTTTAATAAAAAATAAATTACAGAAATTATTCCACCTAACATAAAATTAGAATCAATCATTTAATATTTTTAACTATGAAAATATTAAATATTAAACGCAAATTATTGTAATATTTCTACATCTGTTAATACTGGGGCATTATCTAACGATAACGGTTTATTTAAATCGTGTATATCTAATAATCCTAAATCAACATTATCATCATCCATAATTTTTAAACTATCTTCTTCATCATCATCATACTCAGCTTCTTCTGCTTTTCTCTTAGCATCATTAATTCTACTTATTTCTTCTAATCTTTCAATTGTCTTAGGAGCTTCAACATTAGATTCTTTATTTGTTCCCATATCCAATACAGAATCAGTGTTATTAAAAGTTAATTTAGATGAATTTAATGGTTCAGTATTAACATTAATAGTAGGTCCTTTATTTTCAGAATCATCATTAGATGAAGATTCTTCTACATTATTAGAAACAACCTTTTCTATAACCTCTTTTAATTCTTCTTTAACATCATTTAATACATTAGCTTTCATATTTTCTGTCTCCTTAGCTATATCACTAGTATCTAATGCATTATTATCTAATGGAGCCTCTTCTTGTTTAGTTAATGAAATTTTATCAGCAGTAATTTGATCTTTTTCTTCTTCTTCTTTAGGCTCTGGCTCTGGTTCTTTTTCAACTTCTTTTTCAACTTCCTTTTCAGTAACTTCATGAATTACCTCTTCATCAGTAGTTTCATCGATGTATGCTCTTATAATATTTTCAACAGGTATTCCATTTCTAATAACTTTTAAAATACTTTCTTGACATAATAACTCACATTCTCTCATATTTTTTTGATATTGTAATGGCATAACATTTTTTTCAAAAAGATAAACATTTTTATATATTTTTCTTGCTAATTCAATATAAATTTTATGAATAAAATTATTTAATTTTGGAACTTCAATATCTATTTTTTTCTGCTGTTGAGATACTCTAACGCTTGTAAGTATTTTTACGTGTGTAATATGAACACAAGTTAATAAATCTTCTAAATAATCACATCCACTTGTTCTTTTAATTCTTTCAGTTTCTTCATTTATAATAGATTCATTCCACTTAGGAACTCTAGATAAAAAATTTTGAAAAGTCATCAAATATTTACTTTCTTCATTATTTTCAATACAAAGATTTTCAGAATCTTTAAATATAGACTTAATACCATCAACTACTAATGGGGTTAAAATATTAACTAAACGACAAGAATATTCATTCTTAGCCTCAGATAATACATTTACATTATAATCATCCATTTACATTGTTAATATATTTTCTAAATCAATTTTTTTCCGCATAAAAGTAAAATACAAAATTTTAAATATTAAAATTTTTTCATTTCTAAAATTTTTTCTTATTTTATCAAAATACATTAATAATAATGATTTATCTTTTATAAATTTTTTCTTTTGTAAATTATCATCTATATATTTAATAATATCTAATCCAGAATAACCTTTTTCATATAATTTTAATGAAAAATTATGACAATCTTCCAAAGTTTTATAATTTTTTTTTAATTTTATATTTTTATTTAACCATTCATCTCGTTTATCTAAAAAATCATTTTTTATTGTTTTATTAAATTCATTAAAACTAATATAATTATTATTATGATAAGGTTTGGGTATAAATATACAACAAAATCTAGATAATATTGGCTTTAATAAATTACTTTTATTTTCAGCAATAATGAAAAATCTAGTAGTATGACTATATTTTTCTATACATCGTCTTAAAGCAGATTGAGCATCAATAGTTAACTTATCAGCATTAAATAATATAATAGATTTAAATATTTTGTATTTTTTATTTAAAATATTTT